GCCCCCCAGATGCCCAACGGCCGCGAGCACCACGTCGACGCCGACAGCAAGGATGACCTCTGGTCGATGGCCGAATGCCTCCAGTTCCACCTGGACGGCTGCCGGGGGACGAACAGCATGATCCATGATTATTTCCGAGAGCTGCTCCGCCTGAGCAACCTGTGACGGGCATGAAGAAATATCCGGAAATCCAGATAGTGGCCTCTTGACGTATATCCGGAAATACCGATAATAGGAGCGTCGGCCATGGGGGCCGGCGAGACAGACAACCGAAAGGGACCACGATGGGAATCACGATCACCTGCACCGCCGCCGAGCATGTCACCACGCCGAGGATCTGGACCCGGACCGTCGCCGACTGGGAGGCCGCGGCCGCTCTGCTGGACGAAAAGAGCAGCTGCGCCTCCCTGTTCGTGTGGCGATCGGTCGAGCACGTTCAGGGGGACCTGGCCGACGACGCCGACCCCGAGCTGCTGGAACGCGTGGCCAAGGGGCCGACGGCCGAGGTCACCACGCCGAGCACGACGGACTATTTCGACGCGGGCGACTGGCGCGGCATCGCCGAGAAGCTGGCCGAACGATTCGACCCGGACTACACCGTGTGCCTGGAAGATGCACAGCAGGGCCTGCGCGGCCGACTGATCGAGACCGCCGCGAACGTGGCGCAGAACGGCGAGGCCTCGCTGGAGGACCTGGCCCGCCAGTATTTCAACGCCGCCGGCGTGGAGATCACGCCGTTCCCGTCCCACCCCACCGCCGACGACTGGGGCGTCGCCGTCTCGGCCGATCCCGACGGCGAGCACCCCGACTGGACGTGGGTGACCGACGTCGAACTGGGCGAGTTCCTCGATTGGGTCGATGGGAGGGGCGCATGAGCCCCCGCGCGCGACCCGATACCCCCCTGGCCCGCGCCTGCGAGGCCAGGGGGCTGACGCAGACGGCCGCCGCGGCGATCGCCGGCGTGGGGCAGTCGCGGTGGAGCGAGTGGGAGAACGCCGCGGAGCCCACCTGGTCATGGGCGACATGGCGGAAGATCGCCCGCGTTCTCGGCCTCAAGCCCACGGTCGCCCTGTTCGCCGAGTACCTGGCGGCCCGCTGACCCCTCCGATCATGCGGCGAATCTGCACGGCTTTTATGCATGATTCGCCGCCGCCGTTTTCCTCCCCCCTCCCCCACTTGTTACCGTTTTGCGGTAACGGCCCCCTGTGATCCGCCGGCGGCGGTGCCGATGCTGGCACCATGCCGATCACACTCGAACAGGTTCAGACGCAACTGCAGACCGCCTGGGCGGCGATCAACGCCGGCGAGCTGAGCTACAGCCACGACGGCAACCAGACCACGTTTCAGAGCCTCGACGCCATGCAGCGGCACATCGAGTGGCTGCGCGGGCTCGAGCGGGAACTGATCGCCGAGGCCGGCGGCACCGTCTCGGCGATCGCCGTGCGCTTCACGGAGGGCACGTAGATGGCCCGGTGGAGCCGCGGCATGGTCGAGCTGGCCGGAAAGGCCTTCGCGGGCCTGGGGGGCGCCGCCGGCAGGTCCATGGCCTTCGGCGGCTCGCTGGCCGGGCGGATCGTCGGGGGGTTTCTGGCCGGCGTGGCGGCGGCTCGCTATCAGCCGATCGGCGGAACCTACCACGACGCGGCCCGGCGCGACCAGACCAACAGCGACTGGCGGACGGGGCTGGCGTCGGCCGACCAGTCGATCCTCGATGAGCTGGACACGATGCTCGCCCGCAGCCGCCGGGCGATCGCCAACGACGGCTGGGCGGCCAGCATCCAGGGGGCGTTTGGCCGTTACGCCGTCGGCGGCGGGATCACCGCCCGCTCGGCGGCCCGCCACCCCACCGACCGCAGGGTCGGCCTGCTGCGGGAGTTCAACGCGGCCCGCGATCGGCTGTGGGAGGAACGCTGCTACACGCCGCGCCTGGTCGACGCCGAGGAAACCAAGACCATGCCGGAGAAGCAGCGGCTGTGGATGAACGAGCTGGTCGCCGCCGGCGGCCTGTTCGTCCCCCACCAGTACCTGCCCGACCCGGCCGCCACGCGGCTGATCCTCCAGGAGGTGGAGTACGAGCAGCGCGACGAGCTGGTCACCAGCCACGAGGGCCGGCCCGTCCGCGGCGGCATCGAGGTGGGCCAGTGGCATAACCCCATCGCCTACCACCTGCACACGGCCGCCCACCCGCTGGATGACTACGCGACGGCCAGTGCGAGGATCCCCGCCGCCCGCTGCTACCATCTCTACCGCCAGGACCGCGTCCGCCAGCGGATCGGGACGCCGTGGACGCGGCCGGTGCTGGCCCGCATCCGCCAACTGGCCATGTACGAGGCCTACACCATGGTGCAGGCCCGCGGGCGGGCGGCGAACGTGGGCTTCATCGCCCAGGAGCAGGCCGCCGCGGCCGAGATGCCCGCCGCGGTGGCCCAGCGGCTGGGGCTCAAGCAGCCGACGGCCGCGGCGGCGGACGACGCGGAGATCCGCGTGAACGTCAGTCCGGGGCTGTGGACGGTGCTCAAGCCGGGCCAAAAGCCCTACATGCCCACGCCGGGCACGCCCGACACGATGTACGTCCCCTTCGTCGATGAGCAGCTCCGCGGCATCGCGGCCGGCACCGGGCTGGACTTCGCGACCGTCTGCCGCTGGTACGCCGACGGCAACTTCTCCAGCCAGCGCCAGGCGAAGCTGGACATCTGGGCCGAGGTCGACTGGATCCAGGATCTGCTGTTCGTCCACCGGATCTGCCGGGCGGACCTGGAGGAGTGGGTCACGCTGGCCGTCGGCGAGGGCCGCCTGCGGGCGATGGGCTTCCGCGAGGACCCCACCGGGCTGTGGCGGCGGGCGTACCTGGCCACCAACTGGCAGGGACCGCCGCGCGAGTCGATCGACCGGATCAAGGATGAGGCCGCCTGGGACATGGCCATCCGGGCCGGGCGGGCGAGTCCCCAGGACTACGCCAACGAGCACGGCACGACGATCGAGCAGACGCTGTCGGAGATCGCCGAGTTCCGCGCGCTGGCGGCCGAACAGGGCGTCGGCGACGTCGTCGACGCCTGGCTGCTCAAGGGCGGCGCCGCCAACCGGCCCAAGACGGGCATGAGCCCCGACGATCCGGCCGCCGGCGAGGAAGACCAGGAACAGGGCGAGGGCGAAGACCTGGCCGGCCTGGTCGCCCGCCAGCACGTGCTGAAGGGACTGCTGGACGACGACAACGGGAGTCATGCATGAGCAATCGAGCCAAGCGCAAGCGGATCCGCCGCGGGCGGGCGGTGGCCCTGGCCGGCGGACGGCCCCAGGCGGTGGAGGTCCAACTCGTCGAGGCCGCCTCGACGGGCGCCGAGCCGATCCCGGTGACCGACTGCGACGGCGACCTGGGCGGCGGGACGATCCTCAACGTCGCCGTGATGACGATCGGCACGGCCTGGCCGCGGGGGCGCGACCCCTTCGAGGTCGACGAGACGACGCTGAGCCAACTGGCCGCGGCGATCAACGAGCGGACCGGCGGCGTCGTGTGCCGCTGCACCCACCCCGAGCTGCAGGAAGGCGCGTTCGACGGCTACGTCGATCCGATCCTGTGGCTGGTCGGCCGCGTGCGGAACGCCCGCCTGGTCGGCGCCGGCGAGAGCCGCCAGGTGCGGGCGGATGTGCACCTGGGGACCTACGCCGACGAAGGCCCCAACGGCCGGCTGGGAACGCGGCTGAAGGCCCTGGCCCGCACGGCGCCGGCCGACTGCGGCATGAGCGTCCGGGCGGGGTTCGTTTTCGAGGAACGCGGCGACCTGCCCCCCGTGGGGCGAGTCGCCTGGTGCTCGGCCGTGGATTTCGTGGGCAACCCCGGGGCCAACCCCGAGGGGCTGCTGTCCGGCGGCCGGACCCCGACTACCAACCGTGGCGCGGGCGATGGAACGCCCGGGCAAGACAAGGAGACGGAGATGAAGCTGAACAAGCAGCAGCGAGCGTACCTCGTCTCGCTCGGCCTGGCCACAGACGCCACGGACGAGCAGGTCGAGACCTTCCTGACGGGACTGAAGCCAGCCCAGAGGGAAATCCTGAACTTCCTGGCCGAGCCGGCCGCGCCGCCGGCGGGGCAGACGCCCACGCCGCCGGCCACGCCGGCCGCCCAGCCGACGCAGTTGACCGGCGGGCAGACGGCCCCCACGCCGCCGGCGCTCACCGACGAGCAGCGGCGCCAGATCGAGGCGGCGGCGCTGACGGCCGACCGGACGCGGCGGGAGGCGATCGCCGCCCTGGCCCGCGATCGCCAGCTGCCCGAGGCCTGGGCGCAGGGGCTGTGCGACCGGGGCGTGAGCCTCGCCCAGGCGACCGAGCTGGCCGACCTGGCCGCGACGATGGCCCTGACGCGCCCGCCCGCCGGCAGCCGCGTCGAGGCCGGCGAGGACCGGGCCCTGGCGGGGCTGCGGCCGGCGATCGCCGACGCCCTGCTCCAGCGGGCCGGCGTGGGCCTGTACGAGTACGACCGCGCGGGCCGCGCCGTGCGCGAGAGCGACGGGCGGCCGCGGACGCGGCAGCCCCACGAGCGGGCGGCTCAGTTCGCCGGCCTGTCCCTGGCCCGCATGGCCCAGGAGTTCGTACAGCTGCACGGCGTGGACCAGGCCCGCTACATGGCCGACCGCGACATCCTCGAGCTGGCCATGACCGGCCGGTGCGACCGCGGCGGCCAGGCCGTCTCGCTGGCGATGAGCACCAGCGATTTCCCCAGCCTGCTGGGCAACGTCCTGCGCAGCAGCGTCCGGGCGTTCTACGCCGACGCCGAGCAGACGGCCATATGGCCGCAGTGGTGCGCCCGCATGGCCCTGCCGGACTACCGGGCCATGGACCTGGTCAGCGTGTCGGAGGTCCCCGACCTGATGATGCGCAACGAGGGCGGCGAGGTCCGCTTCGCCACCTTCACCGACGGGCACGAGAGCGTGCAGGTCTTCATGTTCAGCCGCGGGATGCGTTTCACCCAGCAGGCCCAGCGGAACGACCAGTTCGGCGCGTTCAGCCGGCAGATCCGCATGTTCGCCGGCGCCTTCGTCCGTCTGCTGGACCGCGGCTCGACGGCGATCCTGACGGTCAACGCGCCGCTGCTGGACGGCGTGCCGCTGTTCAACGCGCTGCACAACAACGTGCCGGGGGTGGATGGGCCGATCACGGTGGCGACGCTGTCGGCGGCCCGCACGGCGCTGATGACGCAGCGGGGCATGAGGGCCGCCGAGGACGGCGACGCCGGCCCGGCGATTCTCAACATCCCCCTGCGGACGATCCTGACGTCGGCGGCGCAGGTGGACACCGCCCGCGTCC